TCGAAAGCGACCGTGGATCTCGACAAGTTGCCGATTGACGAATACATGCGCCGGGAACGAGCCCGCCTCGCTAAGCAACCGCGCCGCTAATCAGCGGCATATCTCGTAACTGACAAACCGCCTTCGGGCGGTTTTTGCATTTCTAGGGACTAAAAATGGCTACCAATACCCTGCTTAACGCAGACATGATTACGAAGCGTGCGCTTCTGATCCTGCACCAGAAACTCACTTTCATCGGCAACATTAACCGCGCTTACGATGACTCGTTTGCCCAGGACGGCGCCAAGATCGGCTCGACCCTGCGCATCCGTCAGCCCAATCAATTCACGGTTCGGTCCGGCTCGGCGCTGTCGGTGCAAAACGTGGTGGAAACCAACACCGCGCTGACCGTCGACACGCAACTTGGCGTGGATTTTGAGTTCTCGTCGAAAGAACTGACGATGAACATCGACGATTACGCCAAGCGCTACCTTGAGCCCGCGATGGCCCGCCTAGCCGCGCAGATCGAAGCTAACGTTTGGTCGTCGATGTACAAGTCGGTTGCCAACGTGGTCGACGCTGACACCGTTGCCCCGGCGCTCATCCACCTGAACCGCGCCCGCAAGCGTCTGACCGATTCGCTGGCCCCGCCCGATAACCGCAACGTTCTGCTGTCCACCGATCACACTGTCAAATTTGTGGACGCGCTGAAAGGGCTTTTTCAAGACTCGACGCAAATCAAGGACCAGTACCGCGAAGGCATGCTGGGCCGCATCGCTGGCTTCGACCTGTATGAGTCGACCCACGTCTCCGACCACCTGACCGGCACCGCTGCTAAGATTACCGGCTACCTGTCGAATGGCGCTACGCAGACCGGCGCGGCCATCGTCGTCGACACCGGCACCACCACGTTCCTTGCGGGCGATGTGGTGACCTTTGCGGGTGTGTTTGACGTTCACCCGGAGACCAAAGTCTCGACCGGTGTTCTCAAGCAGTTTGTGGTGACGGCCAACTCGGGCACTTCGGCGACCTCGCTTGCGATCTCGCCGGCCATCGTGGCCTCGGGTGCGCGTCAGAACGTCAGCAGCGCAATTGCTGACAACTCGGCGGTCGTCAAGATCGGTGCGGGCGCCAACGAGCTGCTGAACTCGTCGCTGGCGTTCCAAAAGGACGCCTTCACCTTTGCGACGGCTGACCTCGTGCTTCCGAAGGGTGTCGACATGGCCTCGCGCCAAGTCTACGACGGCATTTCGCTGCGGTTTGTTCGTGACTACACAATCTCGGACGACCAGTTCCCGGCTCGTTTTGACGTGTTGTACGGCGCCGCCGCGATCCGTCCTGAACTCGCCTGCCGCATCCACGCTGACGGCTAATCCCTGACGCAGTAGCAACCCGCCCCGGCGCTCACAAGGTGCCGGGGCTGTTTCACATGGAACACTAGATGACGTACGGGACGCTTAAATCCGACATTGCTTCGTTCGTGCAACGCGACGACGTTACGTCGATCATCCCGACGTGGATTCGCTATGCAACCGCGCAGTTCTCGCGGGTGCTGCGTGTGCCGCAGATGGAAACGCGCGACGTAAGAACAATCTCCACTGAGTACGTCAGTTTGCCAGTGGATTTTCTAGAAGTGATCTCGGCTACTCGAAGCGACGGAAAAGAACTGCGATACGTGGGCAGGCCGCAATTTTCCTCGTACGTTTCCCAAGAGAAAAAACCAGAACCGCAGATTTACACAATCGAACAATCGCAATTTCGGTTTCTTCCCGCTCCGACTATTGCAAACCCGCTGACGGTGACGATTCTAACGTACGAAAGTCTTCCAGACTTTTCTGGCGACACGAGTACAAACTGGCTTCTTGACGAGCACCCGGATCTATACCTATGGGGAGCGTTGCTGTTTGCTCGCGCGTGGCTGCATGACGACGACAGGCTTGCGAGAATAAAGCCGCTATACGACGAGGGCATGGCATTGCTTCGGAAGAAAAAGGTTCATGCAACCGGAATCGTTTCCGCAGTAGGAACGGATATCCCGGAATCAACCTACACTTACAATATCACCCGCGGTTGATGACATGGCCAATTTTGTAATTACAACCGCAACTGGGAATAAAACTTTCTCGTCGACAGAAGCGGTTGTTGGCATTGAGACAACCGACGTAAAGGTAATGATTGGTGCGCCTGGAACGGCGTCACATGTTAGCGACGCCAACCCAATTCCGGCAAAAGGGCAGCCGCTTTCACCATTTAGGTCCGTCACAATCACCGATGCGGCCACGCTAGTCATTGCGTCGGCAGTGCAGCTTCGTGCGTTGGACTTGTTCAACCGAGGCGCAGGGGAACTATTTTTTCACTTGTACAACGCGGCATCCGCAGGCGCGATAATTGTTGGCACAACAAGCCCCTACCTGACGTACCCAATGCTGCCGGAATCCGGCTGGTCGAAGTCTTGGTCACCAGATGGAATCTCGTTTCCGGCCGGAATTGTTATTGCAGTAACTACGACCATCAGCGGAGCATCCGGAGCAGTAAATTCCGGAGACGTCATCTGCAATCTAGGATATCGCTGACTATGCCGTTTTCTACCGGTAGCAATTCTGGGGCCGCTGACGTTTCGGCTGCGGTTCAAGCCGAGTTAAACGCCGGTCGAGACGTCTGGATATCAGACAACTACACTTGGCGGTTCGATAACTTTGTGACCGTTCCTGCAGGCCGAAAACTTTTTGGCCCAGGAAGAATCGTGTTGCAAGCCGGGACAAGCGCTGGAATCACGCTGCAGAACGGCGCTCGGTTGCTCGGCGTAACGATCGCGGCGTCCGGGACTGGCTACACGGGATCATGCGTCAACCTGCCAGCAGGAACGTCTGGTCAAGTTGTGGACGGCTGTGAAATTGTTACGACAGGGGCATCCACAACCGCGATTCAGTGCTTGTCTGACGTCGCGACTCAAACGTTTGTGTCGGACGCGACAATCCGAGGAAACGTCATCAAGGCGGCGGCTAACGCAAACCATCAGGTAATGCTGCGCGGCGCATTGCGGGTGCGTGTTGACGGCAACACCGTTGACGGTGGCGGATGGGGGATATACGGCCACAACTTTAGGCGATGTTCAATCGTCAACAACACAGCGAGGAATCAAACGTTTGTTGGTATTGGGTCACTGTCGCAGCGTAAATTCAATCCGTACGTCAACATCGGCAATGTTATCAGCGGAAACAATGTTTATAACGCTGGCGAAGAATCTATCTCGCTGGATTGCACTGCTAATGTTCCGGCCGATTGGAACGAAAACGGAGCGCTGCCGGTTGGAACCGTATCGTCGGCAACAGACATCAGCACATCGCAGACACGCATTACTCTGCAAGAAACCGTATCCGTCTCTGGCGTTGAGCCGGCGTCGACCACGACAAATTGGGCAAATGGGTTTATGGCAATTGTGCTTAGCGGCATGCACGCTGGCACATGCGCTCTCATTGAAGAATGCACGGCCACGACCATTACGGTATCTCGAAGCGCAGGGTTTGACGCAACCGGACTCGCAAGTGGAACCAAAATCCTGATTACGCTCCCGTACATCGGAAACATTATTAGCAACAATACGGTAAATAGTACAATTTTGGGGTGTTGGGGAATTCGGTTGTACGGCTCAGCGTGGCACAACATCATCACCGATAACACCGTTCAAACGTACCGCCCTCCAGTAAGCGTCACTTCGCTTGTAGATGCAGTGCTAGGCACCACGGGTTCTTGGCGGCCGACTAGTTGGAGCGGTTTTAACACGATCGCAAGCAATTTTGCGTATCAGCATCGAGATGCTTCGGAGGCCAACTACGGGCCAATTTATAGCGAGATTTTCGGCACGTTGAATATCCCGGCTGGAGAAATTCCATGGGAGTCAGTCGCCTACTTACCGAAACAGTGGAATCACATGCGGCAAGTAGTGTCTGGTAATCATGTTCCTGGCACGACCCGTGCGTTCTTTCAAGGCAACCGCGCAATTATTAACGATAACGTGTTTGCTGGCTCCAATGGAATCAGAGTAAACAATAGCACGCAAAATAGACTTGCTTTGAACGTCAACGCGACGACAAACAACGTTGGAATTCGCGAGTCAGAAGGCACGGGCGGTTCGCATCGCGTTCTAGTTAACGCAACGCGCGGCATCGTGACCGGCAATGATTATGGAACCTAATCATGTTCCCGCCACTGCTGCAGAACTCGATCATCGTACCTGGGCCGGTTGACCCAGGGTGGGTCGTTGTGCCACCAGTAGGACAAGGGCAAGGCGAGTGGGTAACGATCAATCCTGCGCCGGCTGTGTGGACGCCAGTTGCTAAAATTACTCTATGACGCCGAACATTCAGCCGCTCGCATGGATGCCAGACGCCGACCCGACCACGCCGGGCGTTATTGCGGAGGCTAGTAATTTCATTCCAACGGATCGCGGATATGCGCCTGATTTTTCAATGGCGACTAGCCAACGATTCCCTGTAACGTTGCCAGCGCGAGTGTTTTCTGCTGACTCAACTTTTTTAGATAACGGCTCTCCACTGTGCTTGTTTGGAACCGCAACAAACTTGTATGTTGCAGACGGCGCAACGTTAACTCTTAGATCTAGAGCGGCGCCGTACGCGACGATAAACGCAGGTACGGAATGGCGTTTTGCGACGTTCATGACAGCATCCGGAACGTTTGTCATGGCGTCTAATGCTCTAAACGACATGCAAGTAACGAGCAACGCTTCGACAACAAACTTTGCGGACCTTGCTGGAGCTCCTCGCGCTAACACAATCTGCGTACAGCGAAACTTTGTTATTGGCGCTCAGTTTTTCACGGGCGCGTGGCCTTACCAGGATGGGTGGTGGTGCTGCGGCCAAGAAAACCACACTACGTGGACTCCTGATATTGCTACCCAAGCGGCTCGCGGTAGGTTAACCGTAACGCCAGGGGCAATAATTCGCCTAGTGGCGTTTCAAGACAGCGTAATTGCGTTCAAGTTTGCCAGTATGTACCGTGGGTTTTATTCTGGTCCGACTGACAATACGTGGTCGTTTCCTTTGCTTTCAAAGTCCATCGGGCTTATTTCTCACGATGCAGTCGCTGAGGCTGACGGTGTTTTGTATTGGATGGGTACTGCAGGGTTTTACCGATACGCTGGCGCGCAGATTGAGCGTATCAGCGGTTCGCCTTGGGCGACCGCAAAAACCCTCATCCGTGGCCTTAACACGGTCCGGTGCGTTTGGGACCCGGTGCGCCGTGTAGTGCGTTGGTACGTTGGCAGCCCTGCGTTAGAGGATGGCAAGACCTACGGCTTCACGTACCACGTCGATACGGGCCGATGGGGAACTTTTCTAGATAATTCGAACTGCGCTTTTTCGATACCGATAGACCGAGTTCCAACTATCGACGGCTACGATCAGTTTGTAATCGATCCAATTGAGTGGACTACATTTTCGCCAGTTGGTGTAATTGATTCGACTACCAATGCGTTGATGACGTACTCCGGCCCGCCTGCAGCGTCCTCGTTCACTACTGGTGACATTGGCGACGATGACGCGGTAACAGGGATGATGCGCGCCCGCGTGCGCTTTTTGTCTGCGCCGACGACCGCAACGATAACGCATTACCACCGGATGCAGCTTGGTGACGCGCTCACCACTGGAGAGACGGCGACGCGCACCGACGGCAAGTACGACATATCGCACGCCTCGCGTTGGCACCGGTTAAAGTTTTTGCAAACCGGTAACTACGAAGTGTCGGGCTTTCGCGTTCTGCCTGCGCGCGCCGGGAATCGCTAATGTCGCGCGTCTACGTCGAGGGGCGCATTGACGAGCTGCCCGTCGAGCCGCAGCGCGTTATCCGCGAAATAGCGCAAGAGATTAACGCGACCGCCGGCTATATGTTTGTTGGCGACGGATCGCCTGAAACGGTTATTGCCGCAAACGTTGGCTCTGTTTACTTGCGCAAAGATGGCGCGGCCGGGACAAGCCTGTACGTCAAGCAGGCGTCGAGCGGGTCTAATACCGGGTGGTCTGCGTTTGCAGCGCCTGCTGCTGCGGGGCCAGCGTTTAGCGCTTACAACAGCGGAACGCAAGCAATCGCGTCAGTCACGTACACAAAGGCCACGTTTAACGCGGAGTATTTTGACACAAATGCTTGCTTTGCGTCTTCTAGGTTTACGCCAAACGTCGCCGGGTACTATCAATTAAATACGTCCATTTACACAGGAAGCGCCGGGCTGTTTCTTGTTGCCCTGTATAAAAACGGTGCAATTTACCAAGAATTTGGACGTATTGCTACTTCAGGAACGATCGGCGGCGGCGCTACGGTTAACGCAAACGGCAGTTCGGATTACTTCGAAGTGTTTGCGTTTTCTAATGCTGCGGCTCCAGTGCTCGGCGATGCGTCGGGGCCGTACTACATGCACTTTTCCGGCGCTTTGGTTCGTGCGGCGTAATTATTGCGCTAGTGATAATTTGGAATAAAAGATGACATACGAACAGCTGATGTCTATGTACATGGACCCGCGCCAATTGTCGAATGCTGGCGCGCTTGGTGCGCCGATCTACGCTTCGACTGGCGAGGGCGGCGGTTCGTATATTGCTGGGTACGAGCCTGTCGCGGAAGGGACGCGCGACCCGTACTT